TTATTTTTGCAGGAAGAAGTACACTTCCAATTTATCATTTTCTTTATCATATACCATATGGTCAACAACACTTCTTATAGCATTAGCCCTTGTAAGAGTATTATTAGAGGTATCTTTTATAATGTCATATACAGTTGATATGCTCTTAAGCATAGCAGCATTGGAGTCTGTACTGGAAGTATTATTAAATGCTTCTAACTGCTTTTCAAGTGCAGCACGTTCATCCTTAAGAAGCTGCTTATTCTCTTTGTATTCCTCTAAGGTGTCGATTCCATCCCGGTATGCCTGTTTAATTCTTGCTTCTTTATCCTCTAGTTTAGACAACTGACTTAAGATAACACTTCTGTCATCTGTATCAGGCTCATTTGAGCCTTTTTTAAGTTCGTAATGCAATTCCACACTTCCATTTAAAGCACGTTCAAATGCTTCATATACAGCCTGTTCAAGCGCGACAGTTTTAATATAGTGACTATGTGAACATTTTCCTTTGCTGTAATTGCCACACTGGTAACGTGTAGCATTAAGTCCAGCCATTAGCGATGCACCACAATCTGAACATTTGACAATTCCACCCAGCCAGTGTTTCATATGCCCTGCAGCTCTTGCTTTGTAAGGACGGCTTCTCAGTGCTATAAGATGCTGGACTTCATCCCAAGTCTCTTTATCAATCAGAGATTCATGTTTGCCTTCTGCTATGATCCAGTCGCTAACAGATTTAATAGTATGGTCATCATGTTTCTGTCTGTTCCATCTTACAGCACCATAGTAGAATGGATTGGATAATATGTATTCCACAGTACGTCCTTCATATGTCGAACCACGTTTAGTCCGGTACCCAAGAGAATTAAGCTCCCTGGCAATCTCTAAGTAACTATGGCCGGATATATAATCATGATAAATCTTACGTACGATAACAGCCTCATCATCATATATGTATGGAATGCCAGTGTCTTTATTCATCTTATAACCCAGCGGAAGGGAAGACTGGTAGCCACCTCTTAATGCTTTTTCTGTCATGCCACGTAGAACTTCTCCGGAGAGACGGATAGAGTAGTATTCATCCATCCATTCAATTATTCTTTCAATAAGACTTCCAAAAGGACCATCAATCAAAGGCTCTGATATGCTCACAACCTCAACGTGGTTCTTTTTCAGTAAAGACTTATATACGATAGACTCTTCCTGGTTACGCGCAAATCGGCTGAATTTCCATACAAGAATGACATCAAAAGGGTGTTCTTTGCTTTTTGCCATTCCTATCATTTTCATAAATTCTGGTCTTTTATCAGCTTTCTTGCCGGAAATACCATTATCAAGATAGATATTACTTGCCAGAAGTGACATATTATTCTTTTTAGCAAAGTCTATCAGAAGACGTTTTTGTGCATCCGGAGAAAGCTCTTCCTGCTTGTCAGTAGATACACGGATATAAGCACACGCAGATTTCATATTAAGTATATCCTTAGCCATATTAATCATCCTTTCTGTAAAATATATGCAAGTTGCACCGGTGCAACTCAAAAATGGGTACAAAAATAACACCACTTGCAAAAGCGGTGCTATGAATGATATAATATGGCTTGTTCAGGGCGGTATATATCATAAGCACAGCTTATGTAAGTATCGTGGTAAAAGCTCTTGTGTTGGTAGCACAGGGGCTTTTATTTTATGATGTTATGTATTGCTTTGAGATAAAGCTTCTTCAAGTGGCATATTATATATATTATCTATCAGATTCTTTACGCGCATAAGAACATCATTTGGTAAATTGAAAATTTCATAAATATTTTTATTATTAAAAAGATGTTGCTCATAAGGTGCAAAGAGTGATGTTAAGTCAGATAATAAATTGGCACATAAATATTTATCATTTAGCAGGATAACAAGTAAAAGCAATATAGAAAGCAAATCGCACTGAGCTAATCCATTATTGTATTCTTCAGAGGATACAGCGTAATGAGATAATTCTAATAATTGATTTTTTGGAAGCACAGGTAAGCCGGATATATTAAATGTTCGGTTTCCGTGTGCAATTTTATTTCTATATTCACGAGCTAATAATAATGCCTGGCGTAAAAATTCTTTTCTTTCGTCCATAGAGAGTGTTTCGGAAGAAATAAAAGCACTACATACATAGCTTTTTTCTGCATTTTTTAATATAGAATACCATTCAATCGTTAATCCAAATGGAATATTATAGGTTAATATCCATGGAGGAATATGATTCTTAGTGTTTATATAATGTTCAATAATATTATTATGATGGTTTTCAATTATACAATTCTTCAATTTTTTAACTATATCAATTCTTTTTCCAGTCGAAGAACTGTAATTTTTATAATATAAATAATCATTAGAATCTGTGCAAGATATATCATTTTTATCTGTATAAACACCAAATGATTGAGATACTATGTAAGATACTTTAGATTTTAATGATCGTTCTAAATATAGAATATATTTAAAAATTATATTATTAAGGCTAACATCAAGCTGATTAATAGTATAAAGTTCTTCGAATTTTGTACCTTCGATAAAGTCATCGGTTCCTTTTACCTGTAAAAATGTGTTTTTATATCCGTTAATTAAACTGTAATAAGATAAATTAGATAAAGCATTTTTAGCAAACTCTTTATCATTGATGATAATATTTCTTTTTTCCATCAAAGAAAGCATTTCATCATATGTTTTAAATGGTTTATCATATTCTGTATTCATAAAAGAAAAAATCCCCCTTTCCATACAATGGTAAGAGGGATTTCCGCCAGTCATTTAACAACGACCATTTCTGTTTGAAAATATCTTACCATTTGGCATATAAATTGTCAAGAACTAAAATGTTTTTACAATGTCACCTATACGAATTGCATTATCTTCAGCTTTGATTTTATTTATAATACTAGGATCTATATTGAGCTTTTTTCTTTTAGTTGAAGATTCTAAAAGAGGTGATAGAGCTAAATGATTATAAAGTGCAGTATATTTATCAGTTATAGATGGGAGTGCTTCACATACTGAAAAATTATTATACACTTCAGTAACACAAAGTTTTCCTTTACATATATCGTATCTGCCAATAATATTACCTTTTAAATCTTTTACAGCGTTGTTTTTTTCATATATATAGACCATATCATTTTTATTAACAATATTATTGCCTAAATCAATGATAACGCTATATTCATCAATTATTTTAATAATATGTCCAATTTGTTCTTTTTCACTCATAGTAATGCCTCCATTTAAAAATAATAGTTATTATATCTAAATAAGATTAATTTGTCTCAATTTTCCCGATATTGGCAAAATGCTATTTAAACTTGATGTGCAGATATTTCCACAACTTGAACGTCCTTACACTGCCTATCATAGTCTCCATTTTTAATATGTTTCATTTTGCTCCTAATTATAGTGTTAATCAAAATATTAAATCTTAATCAGAGCGGTAACTTTACCATAATGACAACTATTTATTATGTAGAATGTTAATTAGAAAACATTAATTTGATTAATTTAGCAAGTCATTCATATTTAAGGTTAATCCTATAATGCAATCTTTATCGAAGCCACCATTTTTAACAATTTCAGGCGGTAGCTTAGGATATTTTTTCCCCTTAATAGAAAATCTTTGATTGTTGTATTTAGAGCAAATAGGACAAGTGCTATTGGTTGTTAAAAATACAGTATCACATTTGAATTCTTTAGCTTTATTTAATTGCTCATTAATTCTTGCTAAGTTAGATATACGTTTATCTGCAAATTCTGGATGTTTTATGCAAATATTATTAAATTCAATTTCAGCAGTTTCATAGTCATTGCTCTGTTGAAGAAATTTAATTAGACGTAAATAATCTTTCTCTAATAAGGGTGGTCTGTCATACATATCCGATAATTGATTAGAATGTTTTAGACAGGCAATAGCTAAGTCCATTTCTTTATTTCTTTTAAAGGATGTTGCAAGTCTTTGTAAGGCATAATAGGAAGGAATTCCATCTATAGTGTCATTAATATTTATTTTTACTATATCATTGATATTTTTTATATTAGAACTTTTAATATCTTTTTTTGGTAATCTCATAATAAATCCCCCTTATTCTGTATTTGAATTTAAAACTAATATTAGGAAGTAATATGCCTGCATTATTCGCTGGTAGTTAAAGCAGGGACATATGCAATACTTTTAATCTGTTGCTTGTCTGTATTCTTCTATAATGTATAAAGTAGGTATAAAGCCAATAAAATAATTATCTAATTTAGCATACACTCCATACTTTGAGCGGTAGCACTCAATGGCTTCTAGTAGAAATTCTTCCGTTACATCAAGATATTCAGCCATTTCGTGAATAGATTTACAATTGGCTTTATAGCAATCAATTAGACCTCTTAAGCCTATTTGTTTGTTATAAGCCCATAGACGAGCTCTTAATTCCTGCTTCCTGTTAGAAGTATTTGACATATCTAATATGTTGCCAGTGGAAGTGTAGAAGTGTCCAAGTTCCTCGGCAAGGACACAAGCTTTTTCTGTCTGTGTAGGTAAGTCCTTTTTGATAGCAATGCGATTTCCTTTAATTCTTCCTGCGTTAGCGAGCAGAGGTTTTTCTTTTGTAATCAAATTATTGCTATCAGCTTCAATAAGTAATTCCTCGTAATTCAAATTTATCCCCTCTTTTATTTAGAAATTCTCATCATTCATAATATCGTCATCGTTAGCGTTCTCTTCGCTGGTTGCGTTCTTAAGAGAATGAGCAGCATCTAATAAATTAGTATCCTGATTATATAAAGGAATATATGTTAGTTCTTCAACACGTTTAGTTGCTTCTTTTTTGCCAAGGTCATTGAGTACGTTATAGTATTGTAGAATTTTATTAGAAGAATTAATGGAATTGTGTATTTCCATTTCTTCTGATTTACCGACTAACCAAGCTGGGTTTACAGCTAAGGCATTGGCAATAGAGTCAATAACAGGTAGTTTAATTTTTGTTATTTTACCATTTTCATATCGTTGTATGGTAGATTTAGCAACACCAATTTTTTTAGCTACTTCATCAAGCGTGTATTTTCTTAAAGTACGTGCGTTGTGTATTCTTTTTCCTATTTCAATATTATTCATTAAGAAGCTCCTCCTTATGCTCGTATTATATATCAAACTATTGCACAGTGCAATATATAAAATAAAAAAATAGAAAAAAAGTTGCACAATGCTATTGACAGTTGGGTTGCGTAATGCTACAATGCGAATGTTGAAAGGAGGTTTAAGAGTTGATTAATACTAATAAAATCAAAGGACGTATGGCTGAATTACAGCTCACCCAAAAAGATGTAGCGAAAGTACTTAATATAGCACAATCGACAGCAAATCAAAAAATTAATAATATAAGACCGATGGACTTAGATGAAGCTGAAAAGATATGTGATTTATTAAAAATTAAGCCTACAGAATTTGAAATATATTTTTTTTACAAAGAAAGTTGCGTTATGCAACAAAATAAGGAGGCTTAAATGTGAAATTCGATAATCAAAAATTGAAAAATCGAATTAAAGAGATATATGGAAATCAAATTAGTTTTGCAAAAAAAATGGGATTATCTGAAAGAAGTGTATCGCTAAAACTTACAGGCGTAAGACAATGGACACAGAGTGAAATATACAAAGCGAAAGAGTTGTTGAAAATAGAAGATAAGGAAATAGTAAAGTATTTTTTTATAAGAAATTCGTAATAAAACAAAAAACTGTCAGAGGCGTTATCTCTAACAGTTTAGTGCTAAATTTTTTTACTTTTTATACTTTGCAGATTTTCATCACACATAATAACGCTAAGTGTTTCTATCAAGTATTCCACCACTTATGCTGTTTTAGTTCAGCATTAATTACCTGCCCATTAGCTGGTGGAAAGCAAGGAACATCCCGATATGGTGAGGATTTATTAACCAGTTCCAACCCGTTACTCTTGCGAGCATTTGTTACGCCATATCAATTATTACATTATACCCCAGTTTAACGTGCTTTGGGTAACCACAATTGCAACCTTAACTAAAAAGAACAGGGCAGATAAGTTTTTCTATAAGTAGCATATAGAGTCTCCTTTCCTGCCCGATAAGGACAAGTTAACATTAACAAAAATTGAACATAAGTTCAAGAATTATTTTAAGCAAGTAATATAACAAGGAGGTGAGAGTGATTGAAAAGAAAACATATAAGTACATTATTCGTTGCTATGAGCCATTCATAGAAGAAAAAACCAAGACATTTATACAGGCGGTATCAGCTATAGAGAAAATGAAAGTATCTGGCATTAAGCATTATGAAGTTATAAGGATACCATTCAGAGAGAGGCATCCTAACTTCCCAATATATTTTTCAATAGCTGTGCTAGTGATTGTAATACTTTTTGGATAGGAGGTTTGGGCGTGAAAGAACAGGTAGATTTGCTGATAACAGAATTAGCTATTCATATAACAGATATTGTGAAAAATAATAGTGCATCTAGCTTATATGAAAACGAAATAGCGGATAAAACAAAGGCTCTTGCAGAGCTTATAACAGCAAGAGCCAAGATGAAATAACAAATTATTTAGAAAAATCATTTTTGCTTAGTTCAGCCAACTTATCATAGATTTGTTGCATAAAATCAGCAACAGCAGCACCACCTTCTTTATTAGCGTGTACTGATGAGTTAGATAACTTAGCAATTGTTATTTCAACTGTTTTTTGAAGTAATACATCATTGTTAATCATAATAAGCTACTCCTTTCGTGATTACTCGGCTACGGCAATAGCCTGTGATTAAAGTATAGGAGCTAGAACAGGATTAAACAAGATATTTATACAAGGAGACAGAAAGTGATAAAGAGAAAAAACACAATATTAGCGGCTTTAATATTAGGTGTCTCATTAACAATGACAGGCTGTAGTGAGGCAGACAAGGTTAATTACAATATGTCCAAGCAGGCAGATTATTTTGAGTGCGAACGAAAAATAACAGTATACAATGCGCGTACAGACAAAATCATTATGGAAGCAGAAGGTTATATGAGCATAAGTAATGATAGTGATAATGAGCTGGTATGCACAGTTAAGACAGGTGCAGATGAATACAGAAAGAATTACATATATCTCAATGATTACACAATGTATGTTGTTGAGGATATAACAGGAACACATTCAGACCCATATCATTACAAGATGTATTTTCATACAGAAGCTCCTGTTGATATGGACATAAAACCTTAATAATGTGTAATCAGGACATTCAGTGTAAGCATATAAGACAGTAACCACAAGTCAGAGGTGAGAGTGTGAACATAGTAATAAAGATTATAGATGGTGACAAGATTATTGATTACGATTCACTGTCGGACAAAGAGAAGAAAGAGTACGGACAGCGGCTTAATGAACAGGCTTTGACTTCGTTAGGTTATGTCAGAAAGGAGTAGATTTGTTATATACACAGGCACAAGAGAGTTTTGAGAAAGAGCCAAGAGACAAGAACTGGATAACATCTTTTGTGGCAGTTCCGTATAATAACCTGTATGACAGATTATTCAGGCTGGCAGAAGAGTATGGAAAGATAAAGGCGGAAGTCTATATAGATAAAACAATAACAGACACTATATATGTAAAAGTAAGCAAAGTATAGATGAATAATAGAAAAAGAGCTGGTACAAGGAATACCGGCTCTTTCTCAAAACACATATAGATAAATCTCATATTTATTATATGTGTAAGTTCACTGAAAGTCAGGCGGGTGCAGGCTCGTCTTTGTAACTTTATAAATATATTAAAGTTAGGACATTTAAGGAGACAGGTATGGCTTACAGAAAAGATGTATGGCGCTTCCCTGGCTCTAATGAGTATGAGTATAAATTTATTGGTAATTATGGAGCTAAGGGCGAGAAACGCCATAAAAGACAGAAAGCAACACAGGAGCAGATTAGAAAGCAGAACCAGAGGAATAAAGAAAAGAGAGTAAGAAGATTAATAAAAGCAAACTTTAAGGAGGGAGATCTATGGACAACCTTAAAGTATCCGAAGGGAACAAGGAAAAGCATCGACGAAGTAAGGAAAGACCTTAACAGTTTCTTAAGAAGTCTCAGAACAAGATATAAGAGCATCAATGAGATTGTGAAGTATATATACAGAATTGAGGTAGGAGCACTCGGAGGTGTGCATATACATATCCTTATAAACAGGGTTACAGGTGCAGATAAGATTATAACAAAATGCTGGGAAAGGTTTGGCCACGTTAACTATCAAAACATATATGAAACTGGCGGATATGCAGATCTGGCAGAGTATATCGTTAAACAGCCGGAAGAAAATACGGAAGAATACGAACAGCTTAATATGTTCAGCGTACAGGAACAGAAAGAACTTGTTAAGTATTCCTGTTCAAGGAATTTGGTACGTCCTGAGCCAGAACGCACTGATTACAGCAGAAGGACGATGAGAAAGATTATAGAAAATGGTCCGGAGCCGACACCAGGATATTTTATAGATCCATTGTCGATAGTAATGGGGACAAATTCTTATACAGGAATGAATTATCTGCATTATACAGAGTACAAGCTATTACGATTACAGGATGACCCATAAGGAGGGGCAATGAGACAGGTAAACATATATACAGCAACAACCTTTAAGGGACTAAATGTACAGAATGGCATTATAGGCTACATATTAGAACTTGTAACAGATAAAGAGCCAATAACATTGGACAGCACAGAACTGCTGTATGATATGAAGCCTAATAGGGCAGAACTAATAGCAGTTATTAAAGCACTACAACGGATGAAAGAAAAATGTGAACTGGTTATATATACAGAGTCTCCTTATGTGGCAAATGCTTTTAATGCTGGCTGGCCAGACAAGTGGAAGCAGAATAATTATAAAACAGCAAAAGGCGGTGATGTGGCAAACGCAGATGAATGGAGAAAGCTGGATGAACTGCTTGCAGGACATAAGTATGAATTTCGCCTGCAAGAGGAACATTCATACAGAAACTGGTTAAAAGGGCATATAGAGAAAGTAAAGGAGTATGAAGATGTTTGATATATTCGGAGAGTTTAACAGTGCAGAAGAAATAAACGAAGCGGCAGCAGCACAATTACAGGAAGGTGATACTGATGCAGTTATGACAATAGCAAGAGAAAATGGCATAGATGAAGATGATGCGCAGGACTATATAGATGGAATGGTGGATAAATTATGTTCTCCGCTGATGGCTGCATTTGGAAAAATAGAGGTTGAGACAGAGGAGTTGCAGCCTAAAGAGATAATAGAAGACTGGGTTACCTACATAAAAAAGAGGTGTACAGAGTGCGAAGATATGGCTGTGGCGGTAAGAACAAAAGGCAAGAGCATTAAAGGCTGTATAGCGGCACTTCTAAAATGGAGTTTCACCAATTCGTATGATGTAGACAAAAATATAGTAAAACAGGCGGGCATAAGAAATAGCAATGTAAAAATGGGTATCCCCGGAATGGCAACAGCGTACAAGCTTATAGATGAATATTATCTTGGAGGCAGCAGATAGTGAAAAAGCAGAAAATATTAGCATATGAAGGCAGAATACCTGTATCAGATAGAGAACTGACAGCAGCTGTTATTGATATTGATAATAAAAAGCATCTGATAATAGACCTTTATATCGCAGGGGCAATAAAGTACAGAATGGCAGTGAATGACAAAGAATATGCACATTTTAATTATGAAAATCAAAAATGGGATTGTATATCGATTGACTGGAACAGACCATATTCAAGAGAGTTGGGAAAAGCCAGTATAGACAGAGTGGATAAGCAGATACTAAAAGAATGGTATGCAAAGAAAATACCTGCTGGATGGGATAACGAAGATTTAATATATGCAATAGAGCAGAAAGCATTTGATATTAAAACATCAGAAAGAATGTTAAAAGAAGAAAATGAAAAAGAAAAGTTATTTGCTATTATGCCTGAAAAACCAAAGCTCTTAGATGAAACTATTAACAGATACATAGAAGCTGGAAATATTATTTATTACAAGCGGAATGGCAGTTATGCAGATTATTATTGCTGTCAGTGTGGAGAAAAATTTACAAGGCGAATAAAAGCCACAGAAGCTTATGCAGGTCCATCGGTGGATATTGTGCCACGAAGATATCAATCAAAAGAGTGTCCAAAATGCAAAAGAAAAGGGACACTGCTTAACTGGGGGCGTGCAAAGATTACAAATCAGGTGTTTGAAGTGCTTTTGTATCAGGCAGCAGAAGATGAAACACTTGTAATAAGAGCTTACTCAGTAAGAGCAGTACGAAGCCCAGGCAGTATATTAACTAAAAAGATACTGGAGTATGGCAGGGTGTTCTTAAGAAGAGATTATGAGAGGATATATGACAATAGCTGTAATACAGGAAAATGGTGGAAGAGTAAAAATCTAGACATATACAGGTCAGGAAAGTTGTATGAGGTTAATTACTGCGAGGCAGTTGAAAAAAGTGATTTAAGATACATCCCAGCAACAGCATATAAGCTTATAAGTGAGGCAGGTGCAAGAGAGGAAAGATATATACTGGCAAGATATGATACTCTTACTGCTTATGCACACGCACCGCAGATAGAGCAGTTATACAAAATAGGCCTTACACAGATATGCAGGAGGTTAATTTTTGCGAAGGGACAAACAAGAGATATTAATAAAAAAGCAAAAACAGCCGCAGGAATTTTAAGAGTAACAACTGAACAGTTAAGGTATTTAAGGGAGTCCGAACAGGAACTGCTTGCATTAAGTGTAATTAAAATTATGAATTACAGAAAAATACCCTTTACACAGCATAATGTAGAGATTGTTACAAGATTGTATATAACTGCATCTACAGATAAGCTAAAGCACATTTTAAAGTACCAGAGCCCTGAAAAGCTATTGAACTATCTTAATAAGAATATACCAGAACACGCCATTCTGGCAGATGCTATTACAGAATATGATGATTACTTAAGAGCGAGGGAAGCTAATGGAGATGATCTTAGTAATACAGTGTATTTAAGACCGAGAGAACTTCACAAAACATACATAGAGTTAAGAGAGAAGATGGAACGTGCAAAGAGTGCCAAATACGTTAAACAGATGAATGAGAAATATGCAAAGATAAAGGTTAATTCAGCGAAAGTTACAACAAAATATACCTGGCAGCAGTCGGGACTGCTTATAAGACCAGCAAGAGATGCAGGAGAAGTTGTTATGGAAGGACGTATTTTACATCATTGTGTGGGTGATGACCATCAGAGGTATTTAAGCAACTATAACCAGAATAAAGCAATAATACTTGTAATAAGGCACGAAAATGAGCCAGATAAACCATATATTACAGTGGAATATGAAAATAACAAGGTACAGCAGTGGTATGGAATAAGGGATACCAAGCCAGACAAAGAGACAATAGACAGCTTCTTAAAGGCTTATGTAGCTCACATTGCAGGAAAGGCAGGGAAAGCAGGATGAATGAATTAGAAGAAATTAGGAATTATGATGAATATAAGACGGCACTTGATAAGCAGATGAAAGAAACTGCTGAGGGGTTCGTAAGAATTGGCTATTTGTTAAAGCTGGCAAGAGATACAGATATTCTAAAATGGTCTGCATATACTAACGTAATCGAATTTGCCAGGGTGGAGTATGGTCTGGATAAGACAATGGTATCACGTTTTATAAGCATTAATGACAGGTTCTCGGAAAATGGCAACAGTCCAGTGCTTAAGACGTCATATAAAGGTTTTGGGTATGCCAAGCTTGTTATTATGCTCCAACTTCCAGATGAACTTAATGAGGAGCTTACACCAGAGTATTCCAAGAGGGAAATACAGACACTCAAAGCGGAAGTTGATGAGGAAAAGAAAATAAGTGATCTGGAAGTATATGCTGAGGGCACAGATACCGAAAAGTCAGAGCTTGAGCAGATTATATACAAAATATGTGAAGAGAATATAGAGGTATATGAAAGCATATATGATGCAGTTACACACGAGAAATTAAATGCTGACAACATTGTGGATATGTTTGCACCTGCGGGAGATATGATTTATTCAGTACGAATACAGGGAGCAGGAAGAAAAGCAGTTTCTTTCAAGCAGGGAGAGGATATAGCAGTTGTAAGCCTTAGGACATCAGAGAAGGATACATACAATCCACAGGAAGTATACATTGCCACAATGAACATAGCAGGCAGGAACATAATAAATAGTGAGGCTGATGCCAAGGCAGTATGGCAGCTGATATATGCTAAAGAATATCCTGAGAAAAACCCCCTAGTTGCACCGGTGCAACACAGTTCCAAAGCTGATATAAAAAGGCCAGAAAAGAAAACGAAGGTTGTAAAGGCAAAGCAGGAGGAGATACACGATATAGAAAAGACAGTTCCCAAAGCCTCTCCTATAGAGACACAGGAGCCTGAAAAGCCGATAAAGATAGAAGCTGAGCCTGTAGATGAGCAGGTTGAAGGACAGAAGAATATTGCAGATTATCCTGATGTTATGCCAGTAGAACGTGTTGAGGGGATAGTTGAGCCTCTCACATCAAAATCTGATATAAAGAACAATATTATAACTGCGGCATCAAATATTAAATTCACATTGGAAGCTAACAGTTATATTACAGACAACATTATAGACAGGCTTATAGCATTAGCAGAAAACATAAAGACAGAGCTTGAACAGCTAAAAGGAGGCAGCAGATGAAAGTATATATAAGTTTACCAGTAACAGGAACATCCGACTATAAGGAGAGAGCAGAGGCAATCGAAAAAGTTCTTACAGAGCAGGGACATACAGTAATTAACCCGGTAAAGGTGTGTGAGAACCTTCCCAAGGATACAACACACAAAGAAATTATGAATATATGTATTTCTATGCTTGATATGTGTGATGTGGCAGTATTTGCACCAGGGTGGGAACATTCAACAGGCTGTACGCTTGAGATGTGCAGGGCAATGAATAATAGAATTACAATTGGTTTTGTAGGAGAGTTAGAAGAGAAATGGGAAAATCAAAACAGGCAAGAGCACACGAATTTACAGAAAAAGCAAGAAAGGAAATCTATGCAAGAGACTTCGGCCAGTGTATTTTCTGCATTAAGAAATACAATATGCAGGGTTCAACGTGGTATTCACAGCAAATACTAAGCGTTATGCACTATATACCAAGGTCAAGAGGCGGTTTAGGAATACCGCAGAATGGAGCTATAGGATGTCAGTTTCACCATAATATGTTAGACAATGGAAATCAAGGAAAGAGAAAGGAGATGTTGGAGATATTCAGACAGTATTTGCAGGAGCTTTATCCGGAATGGAATGAGGATGAGCTTGTATACAGAAAATGGTAAAAGGGGAGGCGATTCATAAAATAGTAAAAATGGCTGATGGCACACAACAGAAATACAAGAGATAAAAGAAAAATAGAACTATTAACAAATACTTATTCAATACAAAATAATATCACACAAAAAAAGAGAAGCTGATAGCCTAATTCCAATTACCACGCTGTCAGCTTCCTTTCTCAAAAATAGAACATATGTATTGTATCATAGATATATATATTGTGCAAGAAAATTATAAAAATGAGAAGGGAAGTAAAGAGATATGGCAGCAGATATTAGGGAAGCGTTAATACAGTATTGTGACATAAAACAGGAATATGATTACATAAGAACAAGAAGAGATAGGTTAATAAGAGAGATTGAGAAAATGGAAAAGGAGCAAATGAGTGTAATTGATTCTGTTACAGGTGGGGATGGAGGTATACAGCATTATAAGATAGAGGGATATCCATATCCTGAGTATAGCAGGAAAAGGACATTGCTTATAGCAAGAGAGGGTCAGTTACAAAAATATGAAATGAAATTATTAGAGATAACAAATGAAGTTGAGGAATTTATAGAAAAAATTGAAAATAGCAGAATAAGAAGAATGATTGAGTATAGATTTCTTGATGATTTAACCTGGATTCAGGTGGCACAGAGAATGGGAAAACATCACACAGAAGAAAGTTGTAGAAAAGCTATAGAGAGATTTTTAAAAGAAATTTGAAGTTTGTCCGATTTGTCCGCTTTTTCTGTGTTAATATATAAACTGGAACAAACAAAGAGAAATGTTGAACCACGGACTAGTATATAGTACGAATAAATTTTCTCAGATAGAGTCAGTAAGAACTGACAATATTACTCCGAATATGAGAACTATCCACCTCTAAAAGGTACTGGCATTAAGTTGTCAGTACCTTTTATTGTGCTTAAGTAAGAGAAAATAAAAAATGTTAATAAATGTTAATAGAAAGGGGGTACATAAGAAATGAAACCAAAGCAGATAAAGTGCCTGGAATTAATGGTTCAGGGCGAATTAACAGACAAAGAAATTGCAGAGGCAATTAACATTTCTCCTAAAACGATATGTGACTGGAAGAAAAATAACGAAGAATTCCGCAATGAATACAACAGAATGATGCGCTCAAGCCTGCAATATGCCGCCCCTAAAGCATTTAGAAAGCAGGAGAAGTTATTAAATTCAAAAAATGAGATGGTTGCATATCTTGCGGCAAAGGATCTAATGGATAGAGCAGGGCTTAATCCTATTGAGAGAATAGAAGCAAATGTAAATGACACAGCTAAAAATGAACTCGCAGAGCTATTAGCACAGCGCAAAGCAAGGGGTGAGCCAGATGCTTCTAAGTGATAAATACTGGGATTACATAGACACACCTGCAAGAGCAGAGTTCTTAGAGGGTTCAACTGCATCCGGAAAGACAACGACAGTAGCTGTTAAGTTTATTATGAATGTAGCTGAATCAGATATGAAGCTGCACGTTATAGCAGGTAATACAACAGGTGTTATTGAGAAGAATATAATAAATGCTGATATGGGATTGTTACAGATATTCCCTAATCTGGAATACTGTGGTAATGGCGATAAAGAAAATAAACTTCCGCACATTAAATTCAAAACGGGCAGCAGTACTAAGATAATATATATTCTTGGCTATGATAATGCCAGTAAATGGAAGAATGCCTTGGGTTCACAGTTTGGATGTGTGTGGGTAGATGAGTGCAATACAGCTAACATAGACTTCATACGGGAGATATTCGGACGTTCTGAATATTTCGTAGGTACACTTAATCCTGATGCGCCTACGCTGCCAATATATTCAGAGTACATCAATCACGCAAGACCGATTGATAAGTACAAGGCAGATGTGCCGGAAGAGATATGGAAGGACCTTAATGGCTGTGAGCCTATTAAAGGCTGGGTATACTGGTTCTTCACATTTGAAGATAACGTATCTATGACACCTGAGAAGATAGAACAGAAGAAAATGAGCTATCCTCCCGGTACCAAGATATATAAAAACAAGATATTGGGATTAAGAGGCAAGGCTACAGGCCTTGTCTTTTCTAATTTCTGCAAGAGGCATATCATTACCAGAGAGCAGGCAAAGTCATACATCAGACGTGAGGTTGATGAAATGCAGGGCGAATATTTCATAATATTCACCAGCGGACTTGATACAGCTTATTCAACCAAGAGTCCGGATACGATTGCTATGTCATTTATGGGAATAACCAACAAGGGCAAGCTGATAGTGCTGGATGAAAAGGTGTATAACAATGCAGAACTTGATATACCAATAGCTCCGTCTGATACGGTAAGGAATTACATAGACTTCCTGGAGCGTAACAGAAAAGAATGGGGTGGAATGTCAAAGAATGTGTTTATAGATAACGCTGATCAGGCAACGATAACAGAGTTTGCCAAGTACAAGAGAGAACACATTGACTGCCAGTATATATTTAACAATGCGTATAAGAAAGTAACCATAATAGATAGAATTAACTTACAGCTTGGCTGGATGTCCTTTAATGACGAAAAGGGCAGAGAGCCAAGCTTTTATATTGTCGATACGTGCACGAATTACAAGACAGAGTTAGAAACGTATTCGTGGCTTGAAGATAAGGACTGTGAGCCCGAGGATGGCAATGACCATATGGTAAACAGCGTACAGTATGGCTGGATTCCTTATCGAAGCAGGATAGGTATAGAGAATAAGACATAATTCCAGATAGGAGAGTGAGAGAGGTGAACATATTTACAAGTATGGCAGAGAAGATAAAAACAGGAATAAGAACGTGGCTGCACATCCAGCCGGCTGTTAATGGATCCATAAGCATACAGGAAACTCTTGATTACGAGGGAAATGCCATAAAGAACAAGATATGGTACAGAGGTGAGAGTGAAGAATTGTCACAGCTATATAGCCAGATAGATGGTGACAAGACAAGGTTCTGGTCTGCATCCTGTACAATAGGTATGGAGATAAGAAAGATACACGTAGGTCTCCCTGCTATGTTATGCGATATGCTGGCCAGTATAGTAACAGATGATATGAATTTAATAGATGCTGGCAGCAGGCAGACAGAATGGGATAAGATAGCAGAGGAAAATGATTTCGTTGAGCTTGTTAAGCAGGCAATAACAGAAACGCTTTATATCGGTGATGGAGCATTCAAGATATCGTTCGATACGAACCTTAGCAAGTATCCTATATTGGAATTCTACTCTGGTGATAAGATAGAGATTATCAGGGACAGGGGAAGAGTTAAGGAGATAGTGTTTAAGACTGTGTATAACGTGCAGAGACAGGAATATGTATTACTTGAACATTATGGCATAGGCTACATACATTATGAGCTTACAAGAGGCGGCAGGGAATATGATTTAAGTGTTATACCGGAGCTGGCACATCTTAGTGATGTTACCTGGAATGACAAGTTTATAATGGCTGTTCCTCTTCTGTTTTATAAGTCAGCCAAGTATAAAGGACGAGGCAAGAGCATATTTGATGCAAAGATAGATAACTTTGATGCGCTGGATGAAGCATGGTCACAATGGATGGATGCCTTAAGGAGGAATAGAACAAAGGAATATATACCGGAGAATATGTTACCAAGGAATCCCCTGGATGGAAAAGTGCTAAAGCCTAATGCTTTTGATAATGCCTATATAAAAACAGATGGCAGCATGGCAGAAGGTACAGTTAATAAGATAGAGCTTGTACAGGGCAATATCCCACACGAAAGCTATCTTGCAACATATATCACAGCGTTGGATCTTTGTTTACAGGGGATTATGAGCCCATCAACATTAGGCATAGATGTTAAGAAGCTGGATAATGCGGATGCACAGAGGGAGAAAGAGAAAGCAACGCTTTACAGCAGAAATAACATTGTAGAGCGGCTTCAGAAGGTTCTTCCAAAGCTCGTTACAGCAACATTTAATGCCATAGACACGCTTAATAAGACAGCTATTAAGGATATAGATATTGATGTGACATTTGGCGAATATGCTAACCCATCCTTTGAAAGCCAGGTAGAAACAGTCAGCAAGGCTAAGCAGGGCGGTATTATGAGCATAGAGGCATCTGTTGATGAGCTGTATGGAGATACCAAGGATGATGAATGGAAGCAGGAAGAGATATCAAGGCTTAAGGCAGAACAGGGTATATCTGATATGAAAGAGCCAGCACTTAATATGCAGTCAGATGGCTTTACAGTTAATGGCGCTGATAACAGTTTTACAGGTTTTGATAACAGTTTTACAGGCATTGATAACAAGTGAGGTAGCTTATGGCACTTAATACAGAATATGACATAGAGAAAGCCTTTAGAGCCATAGAAGATGAGCTGATTGCTTCTATGATACGAAATCTTGACAGACACAGAGCGGAAGAAGATGAACTTGGATTCAACTGGACACAATGGCAGGTAGAACAGCTTAAAGCTTTAGAAAAATATAAAGCAGATAACAAGACACGCTTTGCGGGCAGATTCAGTGATATAAACAGTTCAATTGATGCAATGATATTTACAGCAAGGCAGACAGGCGGCACAGATCAGGAACAGAAGATATTAAGAGCATTGAAAAAGGGATTAAAAGCATCCAAGGTGTCACAAGGCACTGAGGGTGCTTTTTTCAAGCTTAACACAAGAAAGCTTAATGCCCTGATTAAAGCTACGAAGTCAGATTTTAACAGGGCGGAAAAAGCAATGCTTAGAATGTCGGAAGATAAATACCGGCAGATAATATTCAATGCTCAGGTGTATGCGAATACGGGTGCAGGAACATATGAGAAAGCAGTTGATATGGCGACAAAGGATTTCCTTAAAGCAGGTATCAACTGTATTGAATATGCGAATGGCACAAGGCATACTATGAAAGATTATGCTAAGATGGCAATTCAGACAGCCAATAAGCGTGCATATCTAACCGGAGAGGGAGAGATGAGACAGTCCTGGGGAATTAGTACGGTTATTATGAATAAGCGTGCTAATGCCTGTCCTAAGTGCCTTCCATTTGTTGGGAAGGTGCTTATAGATGATGTATGGAGTGGAGGTAAGGCATCTGATGGTCCTTATCCGCTTATGTCATCTGCTATGGCAGCAGGGCTTTATCATCCAAATTGCAAAGATGTACATACAACATACTTCCCTGAGCTGGATGAAGAGCCAGACAGTAAGTTTACCAAGAAAGAACTTGAGCAGGTTAAGGAAGATTACAAGCAGGACCAGAAACAGCAATATGCTGGAAGAATGGTTGAGCAGTTCGATAGGATGTCGAAGTATTCGCTGGATACGGATAATAAGAAGATGTATGAGGTAAGGAAGGAACAGTGGGAGAAAAATGTATCATTTGATAATAGTAAATCTGAAAAGCATATTGAGGATTTATGTGATAGTGATATAATTCAATTATCAGATAAAGAATTGCAAGCTGTTATTCAATACAAGAGTTTTGAGTCATATATTATAAATGATATGTTAAGAAATGCAAATGATTTATCAAAATTAAAGCTAGAAGATAAACAGCTTATAAATAATTTAGATAAAGCATTGTCAAAAATACCGAAATATCAAGGCAATTTAATAAGAATGGTCGATTTTACGGATAGATTAGATGAGCAAGATATGATTAATGATTTTGTGAGTGAGTTTGTAGTAGGAAAAGTAGTAATAATCAGACAGTATTGGAGCACATCAAAAAAAGAAGGATATAATGATTCAGCAAAAATAAAAATTTATATACAAAATTCCAAGAATGGACGAGATATAAGTTCTATTGGTTTAAATGAAAATGAAGTGCTATATGAGCGAAATAGTAGATTTAAAGTTGTTTCAAAATTGTTGGTTAAAGATATTTGGAATATTCTTCTAGAGGAGGTGGATTAGTTGACGTTAACAGCAAGGGAATGGCTTTTATTACCTAAATCAGAACAAATGCAAAGAGGAAAAGAACTTTCTCCAGAAGAATGTTTTAAACTCAGAATGGAATTAAGTGAGATTCATTTCACGGAAGAAGAAAAACAAAAAATGACAAAAGAAGAACGTGAAAGATTTATAAATCCACCAAAGAAAACAGATGAAGAACTAGAAAAATATAATAGGTCGACATTTAAAGTTTTACAACAATATTTTAAAATATTACCCGAAGATATTACTTATGAGGAATGGATAAAGGAAGGGAAGCCACTTAACAAAAAAGAATAAAAGAATAACTGTAAGGCTTGATAAGGAGTCATCAGAGATATTGAATGACTACTGTATTCGACAAGATATAGGAAAAGCAGAAGCTATTCGTCAGGGCATAAAAAAATTAAAAGACGACAAAAAAAAATAGAGTGTTGCACCGCTACGCAAATGATATTGGAGTATTTATGAGACACGACACAATAAAAACTATGACCATTGTGATAAATCAAGGAGATGTACGATATATTTCAAAAGGCGAACATTTTGATTATAATGGAGCGGTTGAATTGATGAGAGAGTGTCAGGAAAAATATAGTGATAATATTAATAAGTGTATTGATTTGTTTTTAAAAAAATGCTATTCTGTTGGCATACAGAGAGGGTAATATTGAGGCAGGAGGTGTTTCAATGGATGGTATATTAGATGGAAAACCGGGAATGACAATTGATGAATTGATTGCATTATTGGAAAAAGGACCAATAAAGGCAGAAAGCAATAATGAAGATAAAGCAGAAATAAAAGAAAACAAGTAACAGCCACCAGTCGAAAGATTGGTGGTATTTTTATACCCAAGTTGCACCGGTGCAACAGAAAGGAAATATATGTTTAAAAGATACTATCCACCACCAGAGCTAGTGAAAAAAGAAATTAGCTGATATTAGAGGATATGTTAATGAATTCGGACAGCTCAAAATTCAGCTGTCCGAATTGAATACAGGGGAGAAGTACTGTTAGGAAAAGTTCCTAACGTCCCCGAAAGTGACATTAGACGTGGCGAAAGGCTGCGTCTTTTTTGATTGCAGAGGTAGGCTGCAATAATAATTATTTAATAAAATTTATAAAATGGCAGTATTTTTATAGTGTATTACATTATGCGTATCTTGCTAAATTTTTAATTATTAATATTTAGATAAAAAAATATAAACTGTAAAAAACACAGGAAATAACAGGGGTTTACAAGGTTAAGAAACTGTGATACTGTGAATTTACGATATATCGAAAATAATTTAAAAACCTCTTGACTTATTGGCAGACAACAATTATAATCAATTTAGTGGCAGACGAAAAGTGAGGTGAGAATATGAGTCCACGAACAGGAAGACCGAAGTCTGATAATCCCAAATCGGATAGGATAACCATTCGTTTAGATAATGAACATTCACAAATTATACAAAAATATTGTGAACAGGAAAAAGTTGAAAAGGCAGAAGCTATCCGCCGGGGTATTCAGAAATTAAAGTCAGAAATTAAAAAAGATTAGTTGTTGAAAGTTTGGCGACCCACACAACTAATCCTTTAAATACAGAGGTTTCCCACTGATAAATATATCATATCATTTTGGGGAACTTCTTTCAAGCAAATTTAAAAGGAGATAATTGAAATGATACAGATTGAACAGACAATTACAAGTGTTGAAGTAGCAGAAATGGTAAATAAAAGACATACTGATTTGATACGCGATATCCGTAGATATTCAGAGCAATTAGCTGAAAGCAAAATTGCGTTGAGTGATTTCTTTACGGAAAGTACATATAAGGATAGTACTGGACGAGCTTTGCCTTGCTACAATGTAACCAAGAAAGGCTGTGAATTTATAGCACATAAGCTTACAGGCACAAAGGGAACAGAATTTACAGCAAGATACATTAACCGTTTTCACGATATGGAAGAACATATACAGCACAGCAAGCCACGTACAGCATTAGAACAGCTCCAGTTACAGAGTAAGGCAATCCTTGAAGTCAATGATAAGATAGATGAAGTTAAGCAGGAGCTGGAAGACTTTAAGCAGGATATGCCACTGATGAATATTGAATGTGACAGAATAACAACAGCAGTACGCAAGGTTGGAACACGCGCTTTAGGCGGTAAAGACAGCAATGCATATCACGATAAGTCTTTAAGCGGTAAGGTATACACAGATATCTACAGAGAGTTGAAAAGACAGTTTCAGGTTACTTCCTACAAGTCAATCAAGCGTAGACAGTGTGATACAGCAATATCCATAATTGAGAGCTATCAGTTGCCGGTGGTACTCAAAGAGCAGATACAGAACAGTAATGCACAGATGAATATGGAGGTATTGTAGTATGTCAGCTAAAATTGATTTTGAAGATGCACTTTATGAATTGGAACAGACAACAGCAACACTAGGATTTATACAGACGGCTTTTGCAGAAGGTGACTCACTTATAGATGATAGCGAGTCATCAGCAGCCATATATATGTTATATACAAAACAGAACAATATAGTAAAAAGACTTAAAGAAGTATTAATCAATATGAAATAGACAATTTAATATCAATATCAGGGACGCTCAGTAATGGGTGTCCTTTTTATATGCCCAAAACTTAATGGCAATAAACTTTAGGAAAATGCCGACGGGCGGTAAACGGAAAGGAGACAGGTATGAGAAAGACATTACCTATTAATCTACAGTTCTTCGCAGATGGCGGAGCTGATAACGGCGGTCAGGATAATAACGCTGGTGGAGCTAATAACAATGCGGCAGGGCAGAATAGTCAGGGTTCAGCTGGAATTGACTATGACAAGATTCAGGAGATAGTAAATACTGCCACAACTAAGAAAGAAAATGCAGTGCTTAAGAGCTATTTCCAGCAGCAGGGACTATCAGAGGATGAAGTTAGCCAGGCTATAGCGACATTCAAGGAGAATAAGGCACAGCAGACAGCACAACAGCAGAATGATACAGCACAGCTACAGAATCAGGTGGCAGCGGCTAATCAGGAAGCAGAAAAGGTTCGTATAGAACTGGCAGCTACACAGGTAGCTATGACACTTGGGATAGATTCCAAGACACTTCCATATGTACTCAAGATGGCTGATTTCAGTAAGGCTAAGGGTACAGATGGAAAGATATCAGATGACAACATTAAAACCGCACTTGAACAGGTGTTAAAGGATGTACCTGCACTTAAGCCGGCGACTGAAAGCAATTTCGGTTTTCAGATGGGTGCAGGACAGCAGACAGGTGGACAGCAGTCATCTGCAGGTAACAATGTAAACGTTCCTACAAAGAGATGGAACAGATTCAATTAAGAAAGGTTAAAAAGGTAAAATAATATGCCAAATTTAAATTATGCAGAACAGTGGAGTCCTGAATTATTAGCAATTCTTATTCAGGGTACACTTACATCACCATTTATCACAAACAATGTCAGATGGTTAGATGCCAAGACCTTCCATTTTACACAGATGAGTGTAAGTGGTTATAAGAACCATAAGAGATCAGGTGGATGGAACACAGGAGAATATAACCAGAAAGATGTTCCTTACACAGTAACACATGACAGAGATGTACAGTTTATGGTTGATAAGGCAGATGTTGATGAAACAAATCAGACAGCATCTATTCAGAATATTTCACACATATTTGAACAGACACAGGTAGTACCAGAGACAGATGCATTATTTTTCAGTAAGGTAGCACAGGCTGCACAGAAGACAGAATTATATCATACTGAAACAGCTTCCACAGAATATACATCAGAGAATGTATTTGCTAAGCTTAAGCATATTCTGGCAGCAGGCAAGCTTAGAAGATATAAGGCAAATGGAAGCCTCATTATGTATGTATCTTCTGACATTATGGATAAGCTTGAGGTATCAAAGGAATTTACACGTAAGATTGAAATGACACAGATTGCAGAAGGTGGTCTTGGCATTGAAACACGTGTAACTGATATTGATGGTGTGACACTTATGGAAGTTGTGGATGATGAAAGATTCTATGACAGATTCGATTGGGATGTTGCAGAGGGCGGCTTTGCTCCGCTTAAGTCAAAGTATACCATAACAACTGATACAGATGTGGTAGAAGGAAAGACATACTACACTAAGAGCGACAGCGCTTATACAGTTGTGGCAAAGCCTACAAAGACTAATATAGCCACATATTATGAAAAGACTGTTCAGGGTTCACGCAAGATTAATGTACTTGTCGCATGTGGCCAGACATGTAAGACAGTACCTAAGATTTCATCTATTTATTTCTTTGCACCAGGAGCACATACAGAAGGAGACGGATATCTTTATCAGAATCGTCAGTTAAGTGATACATTTGTATTCCCTAATGGCAAGGATGGTAAGGTTGATTCTGTATTCGTTGATGTAGATCCTGTAGAAGAGATTGCAGAGTAAGCCTATGGTATATGCAAGTAAAGAACAGTACCTGAGTGAGCATAATCTTATCCCGGATGAACAGATAGAACGAAGATTAAAGCAGGCGAGCCGTCATATCGACTCGCTTACTTTTAATCGTATAACTTCAAGAGGCTTTGATAATCTGACAGAGTTCCAGCAGGCAATAATCATAGATGTATGCTGCGATATGGCTGATTTTGAGTATGAGAATGAAGACATGATTAATTGTGTCTTACAGAATTATGCTGTAAATGGAGTATCTATGCAGTTTGGCAGCAGTTGGAATGTTCTTGTGCAGAATGGAATTGCTGTAAAGCGTGATACATACCGGGTGCTTTGCCAGACAGGCTTGTGCTGCTTAAGTCTGGGGGTGTGAGTATGAGATACCCTTGCTTGATATTAAAGAGCATGTGTAAGACAGAAATACACGTAGAGATAGAGCAGGAAGGCAGGAACGTCTATGGAGAGCCTTTTGAACCTGTTATATGGGATGGCTTATGCAACTATCAGGACAGCGGCAAGACAGTACTAACAGCAGAAAAAGTGCTTATACAGCTTGAGGGATGTGCTTTAATACCGGGAGATATTGCACCGGAGCTTCCCGTTATTACCAAAGGAGATATAAAGGTGTTTGGTGTAACAAGGCATATATACAAGGGTACAAAGTGTCGTAATCCGGATGGTACAGTTAATTATGTAAGATTGGATGTGATGTAATGGCAAAGAATGTTAAGTCAACAGTAAAGCTTAATATGCCTATGTTAAGGAAGCTTACGGCAGCAGCACAGGTGTCATTAGTACAGACAGCAGAAGCAATACATACGAATGTAGTTCAAAGTCAGGTAATGCCTAGAGATACAGGTACACTGCAAAATGAAAGCACATTTGTATATACACAGGATATAGCCAATGGCAAGGTAGAGCTTATATCAAGCACGCCATATGTAAGAAGGTTATATTATCATCCTGAATATAACTTCCATCAATCACCTTGGGTAGATGATAAAGGTAAAAGACACGAAGGAAATGCAAATGCTAAGGGCAGGTGGCTCGATGATTATCTTAAAGATGGTAAGAAAAGAAATTTTGCTCCCGATACGTTTGCTAAGTTATACAAGAAGAATGCGGGGTTATGATGTTAGGAATAGGTGATGTAAGAGATTATATAGCAGGTCTTGGTATTGCAGACAATAATAATGTATATTGCGGCAAGCTTGACAATAAAAAAGATAAGAGCATAGGAGTATATAATCTTAACAGACAAAGACCACCACAGACTGCTGTAGGAGGCTTAAATAACAGCTCTTATCGTGTTAAGTCTGTAAGCATATTGATTCATTGGAACACGAGTGTAAGAGACACAGAGAAGACCGCAGAACAGCTCTACAATATGCTTAGGGATATGAACCATATTACAATCAACGATACTAAAGTGTTCTTCACTAAAATGCTGGTTGATGAGCCTGTTGATGTAGGGACAGATGATAAAGGTATCTTTGAGAGTGTAATAGAATTAGATATTTATTATGAAAGGTAGGTAAAAGTATGACACAGAATACTAAATTAGCCGGATATAATGCAGGAGCAACACCACTTACCGGTGTTAATCCTGTGCATACAATTCAGTTCGGTGTATGTATAACAGGAAGAAAGAGCACAGATACACCGGAAACAGTAGAAACAAAGGTTGTAAAGGATGCAGAGAGTTTAAGCATATCTGTAGATGGAACAATTGAAGAATGGAATCCAATGGACCAGGCAGGTTGGACAAGAAGACTTACAACAGGCAAATCACTTGGTATGACTATGGGCGGCAAGCGCAATTATGGTGATGAAGGTAATGATTATATTGCAAGTCTGGCTTTAAAGACAGGACAGGAATGTAATACCTGGGTTTCAATTATTTTCCCAAACCTTGACCAGCTTCTTATCCCAGCAGTTATAAATGTAACTTCCCTTGGAGGAGACTCAACAAGTATTGATGCACTTGAATGGGAAGCGCAGAGTGATGGAAAACCGACATATATTCCATATACAGAATAAAAAAGAAAGAGAGAATTTGAATAATGGCAAAGACAGATTTTAAAGTAATTGATATATCTATGAAGATAACAAACAAGTTACCTATGATTCGTATTACAGATGATTTGGTTGTAACTGTTAATAACAGGAAGAATACAATTCTTAATGTGCAGACTATGGCAAGTCGTGCGGAAAAAGCTGACAAAAACAGTGATAATGCTATGGGCTTTATGGTTAAAGCTCTTGAAATGCTCATAGGTAAAGAGGCAGCAGATAAGATAGAGGCTATGGATTTACCACTTCCGGAATATAAGGAAATGTATAATGCAATAATGGGTGTTGCCACAGGTACATATGGAGAGGAGGATACACCCTCATAGTGAAATATATTATGACATATATGATGACTGGGAATTGATAGAGTCGAGCTTCCTGTCACAGTATGGCATACGATTGCGGACGGAAGATGATATGTCCTGGGCGGAATTTTGTTCTTTATTATCAGGAATAATGCCTGAAACACCACTTGGAAGAGTGGTAAGTATAAGGGCAGAGAAAGACATTAAAGTTATCAATAGCTTTACTAAGGAACAGAAAAAGATACATGATGACTGGCTTCTGAAGCGTAATAGGAAAATGGTGGGAACACCACAGTATATAGAATATTGGACACGATTACAAAGAGATTTTAAGGCTGCTTACTCAAAGAAGTAGGCAGCTTTTTAATTGTGTCAGAAAGGAGGGCGAATGTCAGATACAGTAGGTCAGATAGCTCTGGAACTTGGAATAGATAGTTCACAGATAGTTAATCAGCTTACAGGAGCTTCTAATAAGGCAGCTAAGCAGGCAACAACTATCTTTTCTGGGCTTGGTAAGAAGATAGCTGCAGGACTAAGTATAGCAGCAGTTACTAAGTTCACGAAAGACTGTATAGAAGTTGGTTCAAATGTCACAGAAGTGCAGAATGTAGTTGATACAGCATTTAAGGACTTAAGCTGGCAGGCAGACCAGTGGGCTTCCAATGCTATGACTAACTTCGGCTTATCGGAATTATCGGCTAAGAAGTACATGGGTGTGTTTGGCCAGATGAGTAATGCTATGGGTATTACAGGTAAGGCGGCGCTTGATATGGCTGAAAATGTCACAGGATTAACCGGTGATGTTGCATCATTTTATAATCTTGGGACAGATGAGGCATATACAAAGCTTAAGTCTATATGGACTGGTGAGACTGAAACACTCAAGGACTTGGGCGTGATTATGACTCAGACCAACTTAGACCAGTATGCACTTAATAACGGCTTCGGTAAGACCACAGCCAAGATGACAGAGCAGGAAAAGGTAATGCTACGTTATCAATATGTAACAAGTGCATTATCCAATGCTACAGGAGATTTTGTTAAGACACAGGACTCTTGGGCGAACCAGACAAGAATACTTACATTAAGGTTTCAGCAGTTAAAGGCTAGTCTTGGTAAAGGCTTCATAGCATTGTTTACACCTATTCTGCGTGGATTTAATAGTCTGCTTGCAGGATTGCAGAAAGTGGCAGATGGATTTGCCAGTTTCGTGCAGATGCTTACAGGTGCCGATATATCATCCTCTATGGGAAGTATAAGTGCTGATATAGCAGGCATAGGAGATGATGCTGGAGGTGCTGCAGATAATGTAAGTGGAATAGGAGATGCAGCTAAGAAGACAGCAAAGGATATTGAGAAGTCCCTTGCAGGCTTTGACCAGATAAATAAGCTGACAGAGCCAACAGATGATAGTTCTGATTCAAGCGGTAGTTCAGGTGGAACATCTTCAGGAATCGGAAGCGTTGACCTTGTACCAGATGTGAGTGGAAGTACATCTAATGTTTCTAGTGCAATATCTGATATGGCAGATAAAGTCAAGAAAGCATTAGAGCCACTTAAAGCAATATCCTTTGATAATCTGATAACATCTCTTGATAACCTTAAGAGAGCTGCACAACCATTAACAGATAAGTTGTTCGCTGGATTGGAATGGGCTTATTACAATATATTTGTTCCTTTGGCTAAGTGGACTATAGAAGATTTGCTTCCGGCATTTCTTGATGTATTAGCAGGCTGTTTAGATGTACTGAATAGCGCGTTAGATGCATTGAAGCCATTGTGGATGTGGGCTTGGGATAATTTCCTTGAGCCTGTGGCGAGTTGGACTGGTGGAGTGATTGTTGATGTTCTGAAAGGATTGGCATCTGCATTAGAGGGTATATCTGATTGGATAAAGGATAATCAAGGTCCATTTGATGCAATAGTGATAACAATAGGAGCATTTGCAGCAGTTTGGAAAGCTGTAGATTTAGCAGAATTTCTTATGAATGCTGGCGGTGTTGTTGGAATTATAAATAAAATGAAAGCGGCAATACATGCTTGTACATTAGCAAAAATAGCTGATAAGTTTGAAACAATTCAGCTTTGTGCTATGTATGCAAAAGATTTTGTTAAAAGCATTATACAATCCATATCAAAGCTTGAAATATATTATACTACTTGGTTTAAGGTAAATATCCTGCAATCGGATACAGTAAAAGGTATTAAGGACTTAGTAACTAATATTAAAGCATCAACTATAGCATTGAAAGATGATATTGTTGAATGGGTAAGGAATACTGCTGAGAAGACTAAGAATAAAGCTGTTGATATAGGCGGAAATATTAAGAACCTGGCTATTGATATGGCAAAGGCAACTAAGGAGTTAGCACTTCAATCAATAGAGTGGGTAAAGAATACTGCAGAGAAAGCAAAAAATAAAGCTGTAGATGTTACCACAGGAATAAAAGATTTTATTGTAAATATGGCATTGGCAACAAAGGAATTAGTTTCTCAGGCCATACAATGGGGAATATCAACGGCATCTAAAGTAGCAGATACAGCAGCCACAGCAGCACATACAGCGGCTACTTGGTTAGCCACAGCAGCTACAACAGCATTTAGTGTAGCTATGTCGGTATTAACAAGTCCAATAACATTGGTTATCGCAGCATTAGCGGCGCTAGGTATTGCAATATATGAATTAGTAAAACATTGGGATGAGGTCAAGGAGGCAGCAGGAAAATGCTGGGACTGGATTACTGATAAATGGTGTAAAGCAGGTGATTGGTTTAAAGGCATATGGCAGAATATTAAGTCAGCATTTTCTTCATTTGATAACTGGTTACAGAATATTTTTAACATAGATTTTTCTGATAGTTTCGGTTTTATAGGCAATATAATGAATGCTTATTTGAATAATGTTTCCAATATATTTGGTGATGTAAAGCAGATATTTGGTGGATTGATTGACTTTATTGCTGGTGTATTTTCAGGTGACTGGTCAAAAGCCTGGGAAGGTATAGTTGATGCATTTGGTGGAATATTCTCAATGATAGCAGATATAGCCAAAGGACCTATTAATATGGTAATCGGACTTATAAATGGTATGCTTGACGGATTAGAAAGTGGTATTAACTGGATGGTTCGTAAGGTAAATAGTTTGAGTTTTGATGTGCCTGACTGGGTACCGGTTATAGGTGGTGACCATTTCGGGTTTGATTTACCGGAAGTTGGTTTTGGCAGCATTCCATACCTTGCACAAGGTGGATATGTAAAGCCAAACACACCACAGCTTGCAATGATTGGTGATAATAAACACCAGGGAGAAGTTGTAGCACCAGAGGATAAGCTTATCGATATGGCACAGAAGGCAGCAGCTATGGCATCCAGTGCTGAACTGTTAGCCGAAGCTATAAGTATTCTTAAGCAGATTCTTAAGATACTGGAAACATTAGATCTTGATATACAGCTAGATGGAAAGAGTCTTAAGAAGTATGTAGTTGATAAGATAAACGAACATACAAAGCAGACAGGAAAATGTGAGATTATACATTAAGGATGTGATGAATTGATACTAAGATGCGACAATCAGGAGCTTCCGGCTCCTGTGTCCATCAAAGTGGATGATGAGATAATATGGTCTTCTTCAACGGGACGAGCACTTGACGGAACAATGTTAGGTGATGTAGTTGCTGAAAAGAAGACCTTATCTATATCCTGGGGAGTTCTTCAGAAAGATGAGTTGGTTCTTATTAAGAATAAGCTTGTTGCCGGATTCTTCCCAATAACATTTCATGATGATGGACAGGATATAACAATAACAAGTTACAGAGGTACACTAAGCAAGGAAGTAATAGGGGAGCTTGATGATGGTATTTTCTATTACAGAAGTGCAAGTGTATCTATTATTCAACAATAAAGGAGATTTATAATATGAAATTTACAATCAAACAGATTGACAGATGTGCAGCAGAATTACAGAAGTTACAGAATTCAAAGAAACATTGGCCAGTTAAGGTCAATTATGCAATTGCTAAAAATCTTAAAGCGTTATTGGCAGAATTAGAGGTATATAACGCTGAAAGAACGCGATTATTAAAGGAAAATGCTTTAAAGGATGAAAATGGAAATGCAGTCGTAGAAGATGGCTCTTACAAGTTTGCAGAAGACAAGGAGCAGGAGGTGATTAAAGAAATTGATGAAATGTATAACATTGAAACAGAACTTGATGTGCATATGATTAAGCTGGAAGATGTTAATGAATGTGATGCAGAGGGATATGATGGAACTACATTAGAAGATATTACAGCAATAGAGTTTATGATACAGGAGTAAGTGTATGTATAACAATGTAACGGAAGCTTTTAAAGAAACAATAAGAAGTCCATCGAGGACTTTTGAAGCCAGATTAAGAATTAATGGAAAATGGTATAATTCCCGATTTAAAAAATTGGGCTATGAGACGTCCAGCACAGCAGATGAAGCATTACAGCTAGGGTCGGCGGTATCTGCTAAGATAGAGATTACTCTTAAGAAGATAGATGAATTATTTGAAAACACAGAGATACCAGTAGAGATAGGTTTAAAGCTGCCAAGTGGAAAGTATGAGTATATTCCAGTTGGCTTTTTTACTGCTGAACATCCAACAAATGACCAGACAACAACGACATTTACAGCATATGACAGAATGATGAAAACAACAGGGTTATATGTATCTAATCTAACATATCCTGCAAGTGCTGTATCTGTTCTGAATGAGATAAGCGCCGGCTGTGGTGTTCCTGTGGATGTAAGTAATATAGATTCTTCGATAATGATATCAACAAAGCCTGCGGGATATACATACAGGGAAATGATAGGATATATCGCTTCTATGGCAGGTGGCTTTGCATGTGTTGATAGAACAGGAACTATTGTTATTAAGTGGTATTTAGATGTGGATTATAAGCTGGATGTGACAAGGATAATGAGCTTTGAGAAAGATGAAAGCAATTATAATCTGGAAAAGTTATCATGTAATGTTGATAACTCTACAACTTTAACATCTGGCGGTGGAATACTTGGTGTTACATTTGATAATCCATTTATGACACAGGACAGGCTTGATAATATCTTTAAGAAGCTTAGTGGTTTCAGTTACAGAGGTGCATCTGTTAAGACATTAGGAGATGTTCGACTGGATCCGTGGGATATGATTACTGTGGAAGATGGTGAAGATACCTACAAGGTGCCTGTGATGAACATCCAGCAGGAATATGATGGTGGTCTTACTATGACTATAACATCTTATGGCAAGACACAGACAGAGCAGGAAGTTGACTTTAAAGGACCGACAACACAGCAGAACGAAAGAATATATTCTGATTTGATATTAGCAAAGGAATTAATAGCAAAGAAGGTTGATGCCGACTGGGTTAAGGCTAATACAGTTACGGCAGAAAAAATCACTGCTGTAAATGCAGAGATAATTGATATAAAGACCAATTATCTTAAAGCAGATGTTGCAGATTTAAGGTACGCTAACATAAAGCTTAGTAACATCGAAGCTGGCTCTATAAAGACAGCAATGATAGACAAAGGTGCAGTTGGTACAGCTCAGATTGCGGACGGAAGCATAACAGATGCTAAGATAGTAGATTTAACTGCTAATAAAATAACAAGTGGAACTATAGATGCCGCTAACATCGAGGTAATCAATCTTAAGGCTGCCAATATCACGGTAGGAACAATTAACGGTAAGCAGATAGCTGAAGGAGCAATAGATACCTCCAAGTTTGGAACAGATGTCACAGACTGGATGAATACAACAGACAAAGATATAGAAAATGCAGCAAAAAAGGCAGATACAGCTAATACGAATGCGGCTGGTGCATTAAGCACGGCGGAAGCGGCTAAACTTTTATCAGCGGCGGCTTCTAAGACTGCGGAAGGAGCACAGCTTACAGCAGATGGCAAGAATACAATATTTTATCAGACAACAACACCTTCAACGGAGAGTAGAAAAACTAATGATATATGGTTTAATACAGCAGATTCTAATAAGATGTATTACTTCGATGGCAAAAGCTGGGTATTACGTCAGTTCGGAACTAATGCCATTGCTAATGCCTCTATAACCAATGCCTTAATAGCAGATGCAACAATACAGAATGCCAAGATTGCCAATATGGATGCAGGAAAGATTACAAGTGGTTATATATCCGCAGACAGGATAGCTTCAGGTTCGATTGTAATTGGAAAACTTGATGCTGGTACGCAGAATGATATAGCCGCCGCCAAGAAAAGATATCAGATAACCGTAGATTTAAGAGATACAAAATATAATACTGATACATATTATCCAGTATTAATAAATTCATCTATACCATATAACGGCTTACATAACTATGAATGTAATGTTCAGCTTAATAGCGGTTCTAAACCTGTATGGTCTACGCATAATCAAGGTTTTACTTGCAATCTTATTTTAAGAGTATTAGCAAGTGGCTGGGGAACAACAGATGCCGCTGGTTATTTGGAGGAGAATAATTATCGTTTTTGTAATAAAATGCCAGCATATGTGGGTCAGGTTCTTCAGCACAGTCAGATTTATTTTATGCTCCGTGGCGGGGCAAAGTATAATCTGTTCACACCTAACAGGAGTAATGGAGTAACAATATATACAACTAAAACAAACATAGCTCATAATGCTGGTTATACAGTATATCTTGAGCCAACCAAAACACCTAAAAATGATTATGCAGAAGCTAAAGGTTCTACAATTGCAGGCTGGTGTGACACAAATAATAAAACATTGATTAACGGCGGAAAGATATATACAGGCAGTGTTACGGCAACACAGATAGCGGCCAATGCAATAACAACAGAAAAGATAGCGGCAAATGCAGTTAATGCAGATAAAATAGCAGCAAGTGCTATAACTTCGGCAAAAATAGCCACAAATGCAGTAACCTCGGATAAGATTGTTGCCAATGCAGTTACAGCCGCAAAGATAGCTTCCAAGACAATAACAGCTAATCAGATAGCTGCTAATTCAGTTACAGCCGCAGAGTTAAGTGTATCTACATTGTCTGCAATATCCGCAAACCTGGGAACAGTTACAGCCGGAGTGCTTAAAAGCTCTAATTATGTTGCAAACAGTACAGGAATGATGCTTAACCTTGCAACAGGAACGTGGGACAGCAAGTATTTTAAAATATCAAGCACTGGTGGCATTACAAGTACAAGTGGGAAAATAGCCTGTTGGGATATAACCGGCGAGGCACTGAAAAATGATTACCTGGCTCCAGACGGATATTTGAGACGTGTATATATTCAAGGTTCTAAGAATACAGGTGACTGGATTTTCTCAATTCAAAAAGGTGCAACGCAAGGAGCTTCGCCATCTACATTGAATTCATTGTGGCACGTCACTAATGATGGAGAAATGAGCTTTAATGTAGAAAGTGGCAAGGGAATTAAAATGTATGGGCTTGCTGGACTTGAAGTAAGTGTGCTAAGAGATGGAATCGAACTATGGCACAAGCCAAACAACACGGCATACACGAAAATAGGAAAAGGCTATGTGCAAATATGTAGTAGCGGTACAAGATATTATGATGGTTGTGCATTATCTGCTATAGGAGGAGTGAAAACAGATGGCTTAAATATCTGGCATTCAAGTTGGAATAGATGGTGCGGTGCAATTCTTAACAGAACACCTAGAAATGAAATTGGACTTGATTGGGACGGAGTATATTTAAGAATATATGTTGATAATACTATTATTGCTTCTTATCATTGGGGAAGTGCAAGTTGGGTATAAAAATAATATTAATAAATCCACAGAAGTGGTAGAAAGAGGTAAAAAATGTTAAACGTAAATAAATCTATAACATTAAATGGAACAAGCAGTGTAGAGGAGAATGGTGCAGTTACAGATATTATGTATATGAATGCTACAATCTCCGCCAATGGAGGGCTGTCTATAAACCGCAACATAGCTAATGCACAGGCATATATAGCAAATAAGGCAACATATACGAAAGATGTAACGGAATTTGAAAATAAATTAAATGAGCTTGTAACAGAATTTAGTAAATAAAGGAGGGCAATAGAGATGATTAGAGCACCTAATAAGTAAAATTAAAGTAAATATATATAAATAAGGAGGAAACAAATGGAAAGAGCGAAAACAATTATAGTAGCAATATGGAGCATAATAATGAGTGCGTTAGGTATACTTGCAATACCTGTTATGTTATTAATAACCTGTAATATAATAGACTATGCAACAGGTCTTGTAGCTTCAAAGTTCAGAAACCAGGAGCTTGATAGTTATAAAGGAATTAAAGGAATAGCAAAGAAAATATGTATGTGGCTTTTAGTAGGAGTTGGTGTAATAGTTGACCAGCTCCTTTCTTATTCCGCAGATGTGGCAGGGATAACACTGCCATTTACATTTTTAGTAGCTTGTATAGCTGCTGTATGGCTAGTTTGCAATGAAATAATAAGCATCTTAGAGAATATAAATGATATAGGTGTGACACTTCCACCATTTTTACAGCCGATAGTTAAAAATTTAAAGAAACAGGTGGAGAATAAAGCAGTAATTAATAGTATAGAAAAAGATAATGAAAGCGAGGACTAGATTATGAGTTATTTATGTATTGATGTATCAAAACACAATGGAATAATCAACTGGGATGAGGTTATGGCATCAGGAGTAAAGTGTGCTATTATCAGACTTGGCTATGGTTCAGACCTTGAAAGTCAGGATGACCCACAGGTAATAAGAAATATACAGGAGTGCGAGAGGTTATGTATTCCGTATGGTCTTTATCTGTATTCTTATGGTCTTAATATTGAACAGATCAGAAGTGAAATTGCTCACGCATTAAGAATAGCAAAGGACTATAATCCACGATTAGGCATCTGGTTCGACATGGAAGATGCTGATAGTTACAAGGCACAGCACGGATTAGTAGCTGCTGAAAATGGCGAACTTTTAACAGATTTCTGTATTGAATTTATGAAGGGCATAAGAGATGCGGGATATGCGACTGGAGTGTATGCAAATCGTGATTATTTCGTTAATATTCTTAATGATGACAGACTTACAGAGTTCGATGGATTCAACAGGTGGCTTGCATACTGGGGAATTGATGAGCCTTCAATGGATTGTCTTATCTGGCAGTATACATCAGATGGTGAAGTGAATGGTTCATCTGACAGAACAGATATGAACTATTATTACGGCGAACTCCCAACAATGGAATTACAGCCAGAAGATGATGAACAGTCAGAGGATAACAGACAGTCAGATGATACTTTGTATCATGAGGGGGATTATGTAGTATATGATACAATATATAATTCTTCAACCTCTGAGGAAGGACTCAGACCTTCAGCAGGATTCATAAGTGGAACTATCACAAGGGTTGTTCCGGGAGCTGCCAATCCATACCTTATTAACGATGGAACGGGTTGGATTAATGATGGAAGCATTATTTCAGCAGACAATGACGATGAGCAGGAAGAAACTGATGAGCCTATAAAGGAAGGAGATAAGGTAAGGGTTCTGTTTAATGTCGATTATGACACTGACCGAGCATTTAACCTTTACTATGATGAATATGATGTTATTCAGATTAATGGTGATCGAGCAGTAATTGGTATTGGCAATACAGTAACAAGTGCAATAGATGTACATAATATCGAAAGAATATAA